GAACTTGTCTTCTTGCCTATCTAAGAGTGCAGTGACCATAATCTTGTCGGGTCTAATTTCCATCACCGGATCGGATCCGTGTCCGCCAACTGGGGGAATCTGTGGGTCAAGACTCGGAATAGTTCCAACGATTGCAGCACCACCAGATGTTTCGTTTGGGGGAACGATGCGAGCAGTTGCGTACTTATATCCAGATCCTCGGTCGTTGACCAGAACACGAGTTATGGTTTTGGTAACATTATTCATAATCGGAATTAGAACGGCACCACTTCCATCACCAATAAGTTCTGTCTTTGGTAGGACTTTGAATTGATCCCCTTGCAACATGGGGACACCAAACGCAGTATCAACTACATATGTTTTACTTGATTCTGTTGAGGTATATTCATTAATAGTTCGGTGTAGTCCAGAACCATTACCCGATGTCATTACTAGAGAATATCCTGTTGGGTTGCCAATCAAGTCGTCATTTCGAACATGAATGGTTGTCGCCTCAGCCTCAACATCGAATCGAGTGATTTCACCATTAGCAATTGTTGCGGGGAATAATGCTGTGTTTGTTCCTGTCAAGAAGACAGTATGTACGGCACCATCAACAGCATTGAACTGAACATCATATTGAAGTGCGCGACCGTCAGGATATTTGTTGGTGTTTTTGGGATCGACTGCAAGGGTTCGGATTGGGATGAGATCCTCTGTAGTGAAGTCATCAAGATCCTTGGTGACGGACATTATAAACTTCCACACATAACCGTCAGGAGTTCGGATGTCTTCGGTATTAGCACCAGTCGGAGAAGTTGTACTCGGTTTTTGTGCCGCATCGCCACCGTTATTGTCTAGACATTTATATACGTTGCCATTTGTTGTGGAAACGTATTGGGGTGTATCTCCATTATACGCCAAGTCATCGGTATATTGAGAGTAGGTTGCTCCATAGACCCAAGTGTTCTTGCTTGCCATTAGATAGACATCGAGGTCGAGGATTCTTTTTGCAGCGATGGCATTCTTCCATACATCAAGTTCCATTGCTCGGGACTCGATGTAATTAGATCCTGTACTAAATGGTTTTGATATTATTAGGTAGAGACTATGACCAGAGTCCACCTTAAACAATTCCTGTAGTGTCTTGCATATATCCGTTCGGAATGGAATCTGTGTCATCGAGTAATCTTCCTATGGAATTCTTTGATCATTAAAGGTTTGAAGTCAAAGGTGAGTCCATCATAATCTTCTGTCGTTACCGTGGATGGTTCCTCTAAATACCACCCTGTAAATCCGCCTACATCTGCAACAGAGTACATCATCCCTGATGTACCTCCCACTCCTGTACTTATATCGCTTGCCATAAAAGGCTCGTTGGAATATTTAGCAACCATAATGATGTTCGCATGTTGCAGGTCTGGCGCGGTTGGCAGGCTGGAAACAACAACTCCCTGAGCCTCTGGGGAGAATATGCCAGTTGTCTGATAAACATAATCACCCACAGAAATAGTTGCGTCCATGAATGGGTGCCACGCCACCATCCGCTGTATCATAATATCGTCACCATTCGTGATCCCACTTCCATACAAAGAGCCAGAGATAGTTCTTGTGTTGGGATGTGGATATATCAACCAATAATCAGCAGTAGCAGAGTCAGTTCCAATAAACACCAACTGGCTGCACTGGGGTCGGTTTGCGGTTCCGCCTGGATTATCCTCGTCGCCCAACGGACCACTCGCACCAAGAACGTGAACGCTTGTTCCTGATTCTGTGAACGATCCTTCTAGATCACCACTAAATCCATTAGGGAAGAGATCTGTGCTTCGAGAGTTGTTCCTGAGATTTTCCCATGTATTCAAGTTGTATGGGGTGTAATGTCCGATGATGGGAGTCTCGAATGCAGCAGTCGATCCTGTGATCGTGCTGTCTGACTCTACCGTAAGAGGAATGAGGTAGTCTCCGAATAGAGCATACCCGGCTGGATGAACAATCTTTTTGACGAGGGTCTTATATTTATACAGAGGAAGACCAGATCGAATAACATACGAGAAGTCTTGGTAGTAGTGATTGTCCTGCATCTTACTCTTACTCGAAACGAGATGACTACCCGACTCATAGAAACCACGACTTGGATGCACACTTCCACCACCGGATACACCGATAGAAGCATCATTTCCGTTCTTGGTGTCGATTTCCACATTAATACCATCACTGTCTATGAAGTTGACTCCGTAGTCTAAGATGTCGATAGTGTTGATTGCTCCAGCAGAGAAACCAGATGATCTAGACTTCACAGAGGACACATACCCTCGACCACCCCGACCTCGGGTTCCGGTTATTTTGATTGAGTCACCGATTGCATACTCCTGCCCACCGTTGTCGATGGTGATTTTGCTGATGGTAGGAAGAATCTTTTCTGTGACCGAAGCGCCGTCTGTTGGTATCTCGGTTGGAAGACTAGGATCAAAGATGCCCGATATGGCATCGAGTTCTAGTGCGAAGAAGTCATATCCCTCCCCAACGTATCTCACTGCTCTCTTCACACCGGCAGAGGCTGTTTGCTTGTCTAGGTCCACAGGATCGAACTGTGAAATCAACTGTCCTTCAGATTCATAGATTGATGCACCATGGGAAGTAGATACTAGCAGTTGCTTATCACTCGTATACTTTCCCAACGATGTCTTTATGATGTCTTCTTTGGGAGTGTAGATTTCAGTATCTGTGTCAAAGAGCATCTTGAAAAGAAACTTGACACTATCAACAGAACCCTTTGCTCTATAGAAGGAGCGAATATTCTTGATGATGGTCCTCTTGTTAGTTCCATCTGCAAATGATTCAGGAAAGGAATCTAGCAATTCTCTCTTCATCATGTCGAAGAAGAAGTCGATGTTTTCGTCAAGATTTCGGTTGTCTTTGAGGTGTTGTGATGTGTATATCTCACCTGCGCCTGTACCACCGTGCGTGACCCCTTGCTCCATCCAACGATAGTACTCCCGGAGGAACTCAACAAACGTAGTGTGTTCGAGTCCTACGAACTCAGGAAGTTGGTCTGGTAGAATGGTAGAAGTGTAGTAACCGGGAATTGGTTCAGGCGCCAGGACATTGGCAAGAGTTACCCCGGCGTCTTCTAGTTCTAGATTAACTCTGAGTGGTAGAAGCACTTAGTAAATCATCCTTGTCCATAGTTTGCAATGTTGTCGATATCATTCATAGCGACTTGAATCACCATTGGGTCCGCTGAATCGTAAGTGATGATCGTATTTCGGGGAGCAATAATGTCGGAATCTCTTGGTTTGGCTTGAATATCGAGGTAGGCAGAATTTCCATCAACAGCATTAATTTTGATTCGGTTGAGTGTGAGGTGTCCGGTGTCGTAGTTCACATCACCTGCATTTTCCTTCAACACAACACCGAGGTTGTCTACGATCTTCAATTTTCCTGCACTATCGTCAATCAGACTTCCTGTCTTATTAGCACCGTTATCATCAACGAATGTAAACGATCTACTTCCAATTACAGGAACGTGTCCGATGTGAGGATTGTGGATTGGGTTCGTGAATGAAGTAGCGTAGGTAATTGCACTCGCAAGGTTTGGAACCAACCTCTTCTCCATTGTTATCTTAATGTCGTTTCCTAGAATAGATGAGTCCGTGTTGTCTATGAGAGTCTGTAATCCTGACAGGTATAGGTTCTGACTGAACTTCTCAAGGTTGAGGTCAATATAGTTCGTGAGCAGCGTGTTGATGGTTGCCCGGATGGTATCTTCTGAAATACCAGTCTTGGTTGACTGATATTTGGTTTTCACATTTAGTTTAATGTAGAGATATTCTGCGTCGGTTACTATAGGAGTGACTCCGATCACACCCTTTGACTTCTTGATTGCTTCTGCAATGCTGTTCTTGGTTGCATCTGTGAGGAACTTTCCGCTAAACGGTTTCACTGCAATCATTACTCGACCATATTGTGGGGGATCCTCATCTTCCCCACCATACACACTCACACTTTCCAGACTAGGAAATTGCTCTTGAATGATTGCTTTGTAGTCGGTTGTAGTAACTGCTCTGTTCTGTGCCTGATATGAAATAGGTGCGTTTGTCCGAACAGATTCAATTGATTCTGGTGGTGATCCACCTTGAGCAACTGAAGTTACTGCAATGTCGTTGGATAAACTGACAGAGGTGAAGATTCGACTTGTGCTTGTGTCTCCCACACCTACACCATTGGCGGCGGCGCCGGATGTGATCAGGTAGGAAATATAGACGAGATTGCCGTGGGCAAGCGACTCACCGACTACCCCGTCACCAAAGTATACTTCATAACGATTTTCTCGATTCTTCTGAATGAAGAACACCTTATCGTTAGAATCGACGGAGAGAAGACTGTCGGACAGATTCCACTTATCAGAGTAACCAGTGTTATCACCAACGCTCGTCTGTACATTCACCTTGATTGTGGTGATGTCTACGTTCTTTTCTGGGATGGCATATCTGTTGTTTGATTTGGATGTGTCATAGACAAACTGAGAATTCTGTAGAGTACCCTCGTAGATTTTCACACCCGATAGTTGTGGTGCCTCGGCTGATGTTACGAGTGTGGTTTCGATTGTCTGGAATGTATATGACTTCCCACCATTTGATGCGGTGAATAAAGTATTGGCTGGAAGAAAGGAGCCAAGAGGATAATCTTCCGTGTTAGATAATGTGATGTCAACTTCTGCCATCGCTGCGGTTATTGATGAGGGTCGATATCCAAGAGATTTGGCAATTGAGTTGATAGATTCTGGTGCAACAGCAGTGTCAATGAACATCTCGTTGATGACCATATTGTTGTAGAATGCTTGATACTGGGTATTGTATGCAAGGATATCAATGATCATTGCCAGAGCAGAACCCTCGAAGTTATAATCCTTGAAGGTATCTGTAGTTCTCAGATGGTCCCGAAGACTACTTTTGATGGACTCAAAGTCAATGTTGTTTGTTGTGAACAGATCTGCCATCTCATCTCATCCTTGATAGTTTTACGGACAATTGTACATCTGTATGTATATGACGAATCACGAAGTTTAGACTGACATCATACCCATTCCGTTCGTGGTCATCTATAACAGTTATGTCGATGATGTCGATTCGTGGTTCATACTTTTCCAGAGCGAACTGAATATTGTTTCTGATAGAAAGAGCCGAAAATGATGTAGCCTGTTCAAACAATTGGGCGCGAATATTAGAACCAAACTTGGTCTTGAATGGACGTTCTCCGAAGTTAGTAAGAACGATATGCTTCACTGATCGCTTGACCGCAGTAACATCATCGACAGTAGGAACATCCCCAGTCAGTGGATGCCGAGTCATATTCAAATCGAAATCGGTGTATCTAGCCATCTTGGTACAATAATGCCTCCGCGTCTTTTGCTGTTGTTGTAATTTCTACAAGTGTAGATTCTTCATCCATCTCTTCCAGACCATCCCAGTGACACCACTCCACAAGAACGCAACCAATAACAGAGATCTTGCGAAGTCCGTAGATAGGATATAGGGTGTATGCGAGAGTCCCGCTCATATCCATCAGTCTCTTGAAGTAACTTTCGATGTCATCAGACACCATTACAAGAGAATGGTCCTTGAGTTGAATTCGGCTGAGAAGTGGTAGCGTGGTGGTTGCGAGTACGTCCTGTCGGTTGGACTTGGACTCGGTGATTCCACGGGCTGTGGATTCGTGTGTGACGGACCATTTCTTCAAGGAACTGCCATATGAGAGTTCGCCACCATTATGGAATTGAAGAACACTAACACGATCTGAGGTTGATTTGATTCTCAACTCTGTCAATGATTCGGTAATTTGATTGTGTGCATTGATGTAGTTAGATCGAATGGGGGTTTTGTCTTTGGTGTTCCGTTTTCGGAGCATATTTTTTAGAAATCCCCATGCCATCACTGCCCCCATTGCAGTCGCAGCAAGGAGCATTCCGAGTTCCATCCACGAACCGAAGATATCGATTCCCTGCACG